CTGACCATAGAAGTGGATGGGCACAAGAAAACCTTTGACCCAGCCCGGTTCATCACGATGCACGAACGGTTTGAGAAGGCAGTGATGGACGCCTGTGGCTGGGCCTACGGCCACGCACATCAGGCCGCCAACGGCTACGAACGCCGGGGTGTGCTTTCTGCTGGGCTGCCCTGGAACCCTTACAATGAAGCTCTCGAGCCATTCATCAAGGCTGATGAACACGAAGCCCTGAAGAAGGTGCCCGCCAACCTGGATATGAAGCCTTATTACGCCCCACCAGTTGATAAGGCTCTCATTGCCAGGATGGAAAAAGCTATGGGCATTGGCGAGGGCAAGCAGAATAAAAAGGATGTCGACTACAGTGACGGGCACCCCGGTTCACACTGTGGCTGGACACCAACCTGGCCAAGGTGCGCCTGCAAGCACTTCCTTGAACCACACAGTTGTGAAAAAGTCAAAGGTTACATAGAGCCAAAGAAATGGTGTTCTCTCTACGCCCAAGATTGAAAGTGTCACTGCCTGGCAGGGCATACACCGTCAATAATAGTCTTAGAGGATTTGCCAAGAACTATAAGTTTGGTCTTGCCCCGTATATGACACCAGAAGCACGCGCCAGGAGCATGCAGGGGCTGTACAAAACCTGGGATGTACAATCCCGTCAACGTCAAGGAGAGAAGGTCATGGTCTTGAGCAAAAAAAGTAAGAAAAGCAAACGTAAGCGCCTCAGGTTGCGGGAAACCGTAGCCAAGGAAGCGCGTGAAATCCAGGAGCTTGCCCGCAAGAACGCTCAAGCAGCTATGATCCGAGTTGCCCAGATTGCACAGACTTCACCCAACGAAACTGCTGCACTTGCCGCATCTGCATTGCTCTTTGAGCGTGCCTACGGCAAGGCCAGCCAGGTCAACATCAACGCAAGTCTAGACGCCAATGGCAAAGCAACCGACGTCTCCCAGAAAGAGCTTGACACCAGAATTGAGAAGGCTCTCGAGCGAATTGACAGCCTTACGCGAGGAGCGCCAAAAGCGCCTGCGCGCGAGGAACCACTTATTGACCTACGCAAGCTCGATCGAGATCCCGACAGCACCCCACTCAATTGACCAAGATGATGAAAAAGAGAAGTTCATCCCGAATACGAAGGCGTTTGGCGCACACCATTTGCTGTGGCTTGAGTGCCTCCAGAAGATTGAAGATGGCGAGATTAAACGTCTTATGGGCCTTATGCCGCCTGGAAGCGGTAAAAGCATCTATTCCAGTGTGGTATTTCCAACCCATTTTCTGGGACGTTTCCCCAAGCGATCCGTCATTATTGCGAGTTACGCCTCTGATCTCCCGAAGAAATTTGGACGCCGTGCACGTTCAATCGTCACTCAGCCAATATACCGGCGAATCTTTGACACGACACTGAGTGAAACTTCTTCAGCGGTTGACGAATGGGCGCTGACCAACGGCAGTGAGTGGATGGCGGCCGGTATCTTGACCGGCATTACCGGCAACCGCGTTGACGGGATCATTTGGGACGACTTGATCAAGGGCCGTGAGGCCGCAGACAGCAAGGTGCAACGGGATAAGGTTTGGGACGCCTATATGGACGACCTGCAAACCCGCCGCAAACCTACCACTTGGGAAGTTGGGATCATCACCCGCTGGCATGAGGACGACCCGGCTGGACGGATTTTGCCAACTGACTACAATGGCGAATCCGGCATGATCAAAGGACAAGATGGCAATGATTGGTATGTGGTTTGTCTCCCCGCCGTCGCAGAGCGTGACGATGACCCATTGCACCGGAAACCTGGTGAGATACTATGGCCTGAGTGGTTCACCGAAGCCCATTTTGCCCCCTTTAGACGCAATGCCCGTAGTTGGTCCGCCCTTTTCCAGCAACGTCCAGCGCCAGATACGGGGAACTACTTCGACGCTGAATGGCTTCGGCCTTACTCACGTCTCAGTGACCCCCCTAGTGCGGTGACAGTACCCGACCGCAGCACGATGCACGTTTACGGTGCCAGTGATTACGCCGTAACCAGCGAAGGCGGTGATTACACTGTGCATGTAGTGGTGGGGGTTGATCCGCTGAACCGTGTGTTTCTTCTTGATCTGTGGCGCAAACAAGCAACTTCCGACAAGTGGGTTGAGGCCCTGTGCAACATGGTTGAGCAGTGGCGGCCTCTGGGATGGGCGGAAGAAACAGGACAGGTCAAGTCGGGTGTCGGGCCGTTCCTGACCAAGCGCCTAAGGGAACGGCACCTCTACATAGCCCGTGCTCAGTTCCCTACCCGTGGTGATAAGGCAGTGCGGGCGCAGTCCATCAGGGGCAGGATGGCCATGGACGGCCTGTATGTGCCTATTCATGCCCCTTGGTACCCAGAATTCAGGCGTGAATTGCTGTCCTTCCCTGCAGGCAAGCACGACGATCAGGTTGACGCAATTGGCTTGATTGGCCAGGTGCTGGATAAAATGGTTTCAGGCCATATGGCACCGGTAGAGCCTGAGAAGCCCAAGGTGTTGTCTACTGATCCTCTGCTTTGCACTGTGACCTTGGACGATCTGTTTGAGGCCAATGAGCACCGTGGGAAATATCACGTTTCCAGGATCCATTGATGGCCATTGATCTTGACAAACTAGCTGGTCCTAAAGGCGGCGAAGAAAGCCGACGCCTGGCCAAGTTTTGGCTGGATCAGATCAACTATGTCAAGGACAACAGTCAGCACAAGCACTGGGTCAAGCGCGGCGAAACCATTGTCAAACGCTACCGTGACGAACGCAACCGCACTGACGAAGAGGGGCAGCGCCGCTATAACGCCTTGTGGTCCAATATTGAGATCCTGAAACCGGCGCTGTACGGCAAAACCCCATTGCCCATAGCAGAAAGAAGGTTCAAGGACCCTGACCCTACGGGCCGCGCCGCCGCGCAGATACTGGAACGGGCGCTGCGCAATGAGATAGAAATTTGTGGGTTTCATGACGCCCTTAACGCAGCGGTCACCGACTACCTGCTGCCGGGCCGTGGTACGGTTTGGGTGCGTTATGAGCCTGAGATTGAAGAAGGCGTTTCCCTGCCACCCGAGTCCCAGACCGATATGCGGGACAGTCAGGGGGAACTGCCTGGCCGCCACACCCCACCGACCGAACAAGAAACAGAGATCACCACCCCTGGGGGACGGACCCGTCCCCGGCTGTTGAACCACGAAGAGGTTGAGCCGGAAATTGATGATGAAGCTGAGGGGCAAACCCCAGAAGAGGAAAAGCTTGAGTCCACCGGGGACAGGGTGATCCGTGAGTCCACGCCAATTGACTTCATTGAATGGTGTGACTTCTTCACTTTTCCGGTACGTGCCCGCAACTGGACCGAAGTTACGGCAATTGGCAAGCGTGTGTACATGTCCAGGGACCAAATGAAGCGCCGTTTTGGCCCGGTCATTGGCAAAGCCATCCCCCTGGAGAAGGACACCAGGGGTGACCGCACGCAGAATACCATGCTGCAGTCAGCCGATGAAGATAAAGGGGTAGTGTACGAAATTTGGTCCAAGACCGACAAGGACGTGTTCTGGGTGGCTATGGGGTATGATCACTTGTGTGACCGCAAGGACGACCCCCTCGAACTTGAGTTCTTCTGGCCCACGCCGCGCCCGCTGTATGCCAACCCCAGCAACAACACCCTGATCCCTGTCCCTGACTTCATTCAGTACCAGGATCAGGCTATTCAGGTAGACGAGCTGACACAGCGCATCGCCATGCTTACCAAAGCCTGCAAGATGTGCGGTGTCTACAACGCTGCAGCCAAGAGCATTCAGCGTATTTTCAATGAGTCCGTTGAGAATGAACTGATACCGGTGGACGATTGGTCTGCCTTTGCCGAAAAAGGCGGCGTTGAAGGTAACTGGTCGCTGATGCCGGTTCAGGTGATCAAGGACGTCATTAACGAACTGATGATGGTCAAGCAGAAGCAAATTGAGGAAATGGACCGGCTGACTGGGATCAACGACATTTTGCGCGGTACCAGTGATGCCAGGGAAACGCTGGGCGGGGTCAGGCTGAAATCCAACAATACCGGCACCAGGCTCACCCACCGGCAGAACGAAGTAGCCAGGTTTGCCCGTGACACTGTGCGGATCATGGCTGACATCATGGCACAGCACTTTTCCCCGCAATCGCTGATTGAGGCCAGCGGCGCACTGTACGAAGAGGGGTTGTGCGCCGAGGACATGCCGGACCTGACGACACTGAGCCAAGCCAATTCCCCTGCTGCCCCTGGGCAAGCGCCCCTGACTCCTCCCAGTCAGGCGCAAGCCACATCCATGGGGCAGACAGCACCAGGGGGCGCGCGCCCCCCGCAAGCTGCACCCCCTGGTGTCCTTCCTGGGCCGCCTCCCGGCTCAAATGTCGTGCCATTGCGGCCACAATTGCCCGGTGCCCCACCGCCTGGAGGGCAGGGTATGTCTGGGATGCCCTCAGGCGGGCCACAAATGCCCCCTGGTGCGGGTATGCCGCCGATGGACCCAGAGCTGCAGCGTAAGCTTTGCGCGCTGCAAGCCATTGCCAAGGCCATAGACCTCATACGCAATGAACGGCTGCGCGGTTTCAGGGTGGACATTGAGGTTGACAGCACAATCTTCGCCGATGCGGCCCAGGAAAAGCAGGATCGCACTGAATTTATGACCAGTGTTACTGGGTTCCTGGTTCAGGCCCTGCCGCTTGGCGCGCAACTGCCACCTCTGGTTCCTTTGCTGGGTAAACTTCTGACCTTTGGCGTGCGCGGCTACCGTGTTGGCCGTGACCTGGAAATGGCCATTGAAGAATTCTCAGAGAAGGCTGAGGCATTTGCCAAGCAGGCTGCTGAAGAAGCAAAACAGAAGCCCGACCCAATTCAGGCCAAGATGCAAATTGAGAGCAAGAAGGCTGACGCTCAGATCCAAGCTGTGCAAATGAAAACTCAAGGTGAACAAGTATCTGCTCAGGCCGAACTGAAAAACCAAGAGATGGAAAACCAGGCTTCTCAGCAGAGTGCCCAGGCTGACATGGCCGGGAAGCAGATTGACCTGCAAATGAAGGAAATGGAAAAGCAAATCCAGGAAATCAAGACAAAGATGGAAATGTTCAAGGCACAGCATGAAATGCAAATGGCGATGATGCCACCGCCGCCCCCATCTATGGCTGCGCCACATCAGCCACCGGGGAAATCAGCATGATGAAAAGGGTAAGACGCGGCCGTAAACGCCGCAGGCCCCCGCCACATCGTGATCACAGGCCGGGTATGACTGAGTTGTTCTTCAAGAGGAAAAAGGGCAAGGCAAATACAGATGTTAATAAAAGCAGTATCAGGGAGATAAGATATGCCATTCTATAATCCAGGTAGCCCGCAGATGATGGCTAATGCGTTGGCTGGCGACCCCCAACCCGTTGGGTATTGGGCTTCTTGGGGGGATAAAATGGATCCTGGAGGCCATCGTTACGGCAGCGAAGAAACCAATGATATTGGTGCTGTGTTGCGTTTAATGCAGCAGCATCGTCAGGAACATCCAGAATTACCAATTTCCTTATTCTCGGCACCCCCTTTTGGCCCCATACATGAGCCATAACCATGACAACGTTCGTGTACAGAAATGGAAAGTTGGTGGATAAACACCTGGCACCACCATTGACAGTTTCAGGGTCAGCGCCGAACGTCATCAGCGACATCATGCCAGAAACGCGACATATGGTCACCGGTCGCTACCACACTTCAAAGGCGGCTTTCAGGGCGGAGACCAAAGCAGCAGGGTGCATCGAAGTTGGCAATGACCCTGCCATCACCCGCCCACGCAAACCCGTACTGCTGAGCCGTGAGAAACGGCGTGACGACATAAGAAGAACTATTTATGATCTAAGGAATGGTCGTTCATGAAAACCAGTGATGTTTTCGCTGTCATGGCGCTGGTAATTGTAATCCTAATTATCTTGCTGTTTGGTGTGCAGGCGCAAGCTGGCTGCTATCCCCGACATCATTTTGTGGAATGGCCGCGCCATCAGCATAGTTCAACATGTGGACGATACTGGTGGCTGTGCCGACCTAGCCATGAGAAGTCCTTTGATGCAAGGGGTCTGCCGCCGACACGTTCGTATATTGCGGACGCTATTGGTTGGTGACGCGCGGTTATGAATGAATGGGCCTCACCCGATGCCCAAAAGAAGGAGTAAGTGTAGTGGCTGAAGAACAAGTAGTTGATACTGGTACCCCGGAACCTGCAGCACCGCTGCCCATGAATGAGCGGCCAGCGGATGGGCCTGGCAGTGGCCGCAGTGAAATCCGCAAAGAGCTTGAGAAAAGCTTCGACACGGCGCGCAAGTCCGAACGC